TGGGTTGCACCTACACCTGTAGAGCCTACAGCAGAGGAAGAAGGACGTATGTGGCGTGACAGTGAGCTATCTGCTACTGATTACATAGTGCCTTTGTCTGACCATCCACAACGCGATGCTTACATAAATTACAGACAAAATTTACGAGACTGGCCTGAGTCCGAGTCTTACCCACATACAACACCGGAGTTATAAAAATGGCTTTAACAAAAGCAAGAAACCGCATGATTACTGGAGCGCAAGTCAATGTAAAAGACTTTGGTGCTACAGGAGATGGTACCACCGATGATACTGTCGCAATTCAAGCGGCAATTGATAGTATAGACAAATCGGACGATTACATTACGGGTGGTGTTGTTTACTTCCCTTCGGCACGTTACAAAATCTCAGCGCCTCTACTAATTAGTGGTGGTGGAGCAGAAAACCTAGCATCTGTTACCTTACAAGGTGAAGGTATCCACAATACTATTATTGATGTGGCATCCAACTTTGTTGGTGACCGAGCAATTAGTGTCCTTAACTCTACATATTCTAGTTTTAAAGATTTCCAAGTATTGGGTAATAATGTATCTAGTTACGGAATAGTTTTCGAAGCAGGTTCTGAGATATACGTTGAGCGAGTGTTCAGTCAGAATCATTCTATTGCTGCTTTCTTTGTAAAACGATGCTTCATGATGACTATGAATCAGTGTCGAACCAAGGGTGGTGTAACTGGATATGACTTCGGCGGTGGTTATAACACTTCTTTGAGTATCAATAACTGTTACGCACTAAACACTACTGCCGGTGGACAAGGATTTAACATCTTAGATGTTTCTTACTCTAACTTCACTTCTTGTGGTGCTGATAGTACTGGACTTTATGGATATAAGATAAGTAATACTGCTGGTGTAAGTTTTGTTAGTTGTGGTGCAGAAGAATCTATAAGGGCTGCGTTTTATATACAGGCTAGTAGTACTTTAGACACAGATTCGGTTATCACGCATACGCGATGTACTCTTGATAATTGTTTCTCTAAGGGCGCTGATGATATCGCAAGCGTGGGGTATGGTTCTATCTACACCAGACAGTTCAATCTATCTCTAATTGATGTAGAAGTCAATAGGTTCTACGAGTTTGATGTCGATGGCGGCATCTCTGTTAACTGTGAAGGTGCATTATCAAATCATGTAGTAAGACTGAATAACTGTAGATTCACGGGTGCTATCCGAGGAAATGCCGCTGTTGTCAACCAGATTGACGTAGTAAGGTCAGAAGCAGTATCTATCACTACTGCAAACACTCCGGTTTTAAACTTGGCAAGTGTATTCGGAACTACTCTAAACTATTCAGGTATACTGCACGTTGTTGCGACAAACGCGGAATCCGATGCTCCAACTCCAATGAATTTGACAGCATATGTCTTGTTGGTCACTAAGAGTACAGCCGGTTCCTCTGTTGTTCAGATTGCGGCGAATGGACTAACGACAGGTGGCTCTGCAACTCAACCTTCATTTACTTGGACTATTGATGAAACAAATAACCAACTAGAAGCAACTCCAATTTCCGCGACTAGTGGTACATTTTTCTTTAACATCGGTCAAGTAGGTGCATTGAATATAACTCAAATTGGTGATATTGCGTAAATATATTGTACAATAAATGATTAAAATCTTTAGGGGGAACTTCGGTTCCCCTTTTTTATACCAATAAATTGACGATTACGTAGAATAATAACTTAAAACTCTTATAAATAAATACAAATGTTTTCAACACAGCACAGGATACGAAAATGCCAGCTATAGTAAGACAAACAATGGGTAGGGGTTTAGCGAAAGCACTCCTAGCGGACATTCAAAACTCTGCCAATGAATACTATATCGGTATTGGTAAGTCGGATCTCTACAATTTAGAAGATACGACAATCACACCTATCGACTCATCGCATGAGGAGAGAGAGTTCCGCAACAATCTACAGTCAATTAAAAAGGTCGAAGGTTCTTCTTTTGTAGCAAAGAGAGTGAATTGGTCTTCTGGTACTATCTATGCGGGATGGGATGACTATGTCGACGAAGACAGTCCTACTGCTTGGTATGTGATGAACGACGCAAAGGAAGTGTATATCTGTTTAGATGTTGCGAAGAACTTAGACGGTTCTCCTAAACCATCTCTCATAGAACCTAACTATAACACTCTGGGTGTTCCTTATGTTGATTCGTTCACTACATCAGACGGATACACTTGGAAATTATTATACGACATATCCGTAGATAAAATCTTCAAGTTCGTATCATCTAACCACTTTCCAGTGGAAGAAGGTCAATTGACACTAGGTGCCGGTGAGACCGAAGCTGAAATGGAACTTCAGTACTTTATCAAGAATGCGGCAATAGGTGGAGAGATTATTAATGCTGCTGTCGTTACGGGTGGTTCTGCTTACACTGTAGCACCTACTCTTACTGTCATAGGTGACGGTAGTGGCGCAACTGCGGTTGCCCATGTATCAGGTGGTGCGGTCACTAGAATTGAAATGACAGCATATGGTGCAGGGTATACTAATGCATCATTCCAGATAGTTGGAGGTGGTGGTACTGGTTGCACGATTCGTGCTATTATAACTAGTACAGACGGTATCGGGTTTGACCCTATAGTTGATTTGAAAACAAATGCTGTCATGATGCACATCAGACCAGATGGTAAGGAATCAAATACTTTTGTCGTCGAGAATACTTTCCGTCAAATGGGTGTTATCAAGAACCCTCTTGCACCAGACACTTCAGCATTCGTTGCTGTTAGCGGAAAGGTAATGTCGACACTGACTCTCATTACTTCTTCTCCATTCGAGTCGGGTAAAACAATCACAGGTTCTGTGTCTGGTGCAATTGCCCATGTGAACGAATCTGTTGATGCTGTAGTACACTTTCACCAGAACGAGTCAACTGGGTTCAAACCTTTTGTAGTAGGTGATATCATATCTCAAGATGGTGTTGTATTGACCGGAGAGGTAGCATCTATTTCTCTAGTAAATGGTATAAATCGCTTATCTGGCGAAGTACTATATATTGAGAACAGACACAGAATAAGACGTGACATAGAACAACTCGAAGACATTAAGATAGTCATAACCGTTTAGGATTAATCATGGCAGATTTTACAAATAAGACATTCAAAGAAACTTACCGCGATTTTTGGAATGAAGAAGACGGTTATCATAGGGTATTGTTTAACTCTGGACGCGCACTACAAGCACGTGAGTTAATTGAGTCGCAGACAATCATCCAAGAAGAGATTGCACGATTCGGTCGTAACATATTCAAAGAAGGTGCTCTGGTAAACCCAGGCGGTGCCACAGTTGATAACAAAGTAGAGTATATTCGTCTAGACGATACAAGTGTTGTCACGAGTGACTTAGTAGGTAAAACTCTAACTAATGGTGCGGTAACTCCTTCGATTGTCAAAGGTATTGAACTAAAGGTATTAGAAGTAGTAAGTCCTACGGTAGCAAACCCTGTAACCACTCTTTATGTTCAGTACACTGACACATCGGTAGTGACCAACACTGCGGTCGCTCCTCGTGTTACTGCTCAAAATAACCTAGTTGCACTAGATGGTACTACCAACAACACTATTAAAGTTCGCGCAGACGATGCTATCACAGCAGTCGGACGTGGAACCAAAGCATACTTTGCAGCTGGTGATTTCTTTGTCCAAGGGCACTTTGTCTATATGGAAGGTGGAAGTTCTTTCATAGACCAGTATAGTTCCGCACCCACGGCCGATATCGGTTTCCTGATTGTACAGACCATCATCACTGAAGGTGAAGATAGTAACTTACTTGATAACCAAGGTGACGTGCCTAACGCAACTGCTCCTGGCGCACATCGTTATCAAATAAAGTTGACTCCGACTACGAGAGACCAAGTTCTAGTAGAAGAGAACTTCGTATTCATCGCACGTGTTGTTGATGGTATCATTACTCGTGAAGTCAGTCAGTTTGACTCATATAATAGAATAAACGACCTACTAGCACAACGAACCAAAGAAGAGTCTGGTGACTACGTTGTAGACGATTTTAGGGCAATCTTCGAAGAGAAAGATGCGACTAACCTAAACCTAGACGTAACCGAAGGTATTGCCTATGTTGATGGGTATCGTTTAGAGATTGGTACAACTGATATAACCGTACCAAAGGCAAGAGACACTATCACAAAGACCAATGAAGCTGTTGATGCACGATTCGGTAACTATGTGTATGTCGATGGTTCTGCTTGTCAAGGTATCGGTGACTTGAGTGTATTCGGTCTTTTAGAAATAAAGAATGTCAGTAACTCCAAAATTGGTTCTGCCAATATTCGTGCTATCCTGAAAGATGCGACAGGGGGTTATCGCGCATATCTATTCAATATACAGATGGATGGTATATTTGCTGTTGGTGGAGAGAAGACCGGAACCGAAAACTTCTCGGATGCCGTTACCCTAGAAGACCCAATAAATAGTGATATACTAACTTTGGTATCTAGTAGTCTTTATGCTACTGCTGACAATACTCTACTGTTCCCTCTACCGAGTACTACTCCTACAAAAGACGCGATTACTGCTAACTATACCGCTCAGGTATATCAAGAAGTTACTGCGTCTGCTGGTGGTGAGATAACTATCGCTGGTGTTGAAGAGACTCAGTGGATAATTGCTGACTCTACAGGTGCCATATTGGCGATATCTCCTACCTCTGGAACCTATAGTGGACTAACGGCAGGTAACAACTACAAGATTCTTTCCTACTCTGAAGTGACTTCGGCTCCAAGAACAAAGACACTTACGTCAGGAACAGTAATCAAACCTCTTACTAGTGTAGATGAACAAAAACGACCGATTGTTCTTGGAGTTACTGATGGTATTGCAATACAGACAGTAGAACATAGAATTTCTGCTTCAGACCCTTGGGTTGACATAACTTATCAGTTTACTCTAGATGGTGGTCAACGCGATAACTTCTATGATAATGCTCAAGCACTTATTAAGACTGGATACTTGATGCCTACTGGTACCGGAAACGAAGTTAAAGTGACATTCACTTATTACGCTCACACTTCAACTGGACAGTACTTTGCCGCAAGTTCGTATGACTTGGACGACTATGCTGATATTCCTAATCACACCACCGCTTCGGGTGAAGTTATTTCTTTACGTGATGTACTAGACTTTCGTCCAGTGAGAACATCTGGTACAGACCTATACGACATCTTCCCATTGCCCCAGAACGGTTCGGCAATCACTATTAATACTATATCTTACTACTTACCACGTATCGACACACTTGTTGCGAATGCAATAGACAGTCGAGGTGATATTGGGTTTGGTGAGTTACAGGTTATCCGAGGTGAGTCTGCGGTAAGTCCACGCGAACCAGAAATTCCTACGGGTTCTCTTGCATTATATAAGTTTAAGTTAAATGCATATACCTTTAATACCACGGATTTATCAAGCACTTATATTCCAAACAAGCGTTTCACGATGCAAGACATCTCGAAACTATCAGAGAGAGTGGAAGACCTATATGAATTGACCACACTGAGTCTACTAGAATCTAATACCAACACATTGAATGTATTGGACGCGAATGGTCTTAATAGAACTAAAGCAGGATTCATTGCAGATAACTTCACCAACTTTGATTTCTCTGATATCGATAATCCAGACTACCGCGCTTCTATAGACCCTAATGGTCGGTTGAAAGCATCTTTCCGTGAGAACTCGGTTCGGTTGACATATAGCACAGACAACACTACTTCTGTTAAAAAGAATGGTGATTTAGTGACTCTACCGTACTCTGATGTAGAATTACTTTCTCAACCACTTGCGACAAGCACAATGAATGTTAACCCATTTGCGGTTATCACTCAAAGTGGTCATCTTACCTTATCGCCTGCATCTGATGAATGGGTAGAGACTCGTAACTTACCACCTATCATGCAGACTTCAGTACGTAGATTCGACGAAACTAGAGTAGAAGACTTCTCCGACAGTCGGGAGCGTCCTGCCTTACGCATAGGCAGAGGTACTAACAATTTCGGAAATGCTGGATTGTTCACCACTATTCCTAGAGATGTTTCTTTCAGAGCAGCATCACGAAGCATTCAAGACTTCATCGGTGAGAGAGTAGCAGATGTAGAAGTCATTCCATTCATGCGTTCTCGTAGAATCAACTTTACAGCTAAAGGTCTACGTCCTAACACTAAAATGTTTGCATTCTTTGGTGGGGTCAATGTCAGTGCATGGGTACGACAAGAAGTAACTGCAACTAATTTCTCGGATGATTCCCAAGAGTTTGGTAGTCAGTACGCGAATGAAACTGGATACCCAACTGTCCTAGGTGGAGCAACTACTCTAGAAACAGATTCTAAGGGTGAGATAATCGGTACTTTCTTCTTACCGAACACTTCTGACATAAACTTCCGAACTGGTACACAAGAATTTAAACTATTAGATGTAAGTGTTGATGATGAGAACGAAGCAATTAGTATATCTCGTGCAACCTATACTTCTACGGGTTCAATTGACAGTGTACAGAGAACTGTACGTAGTACACGTTTAGTGGGAAGACGTGCTGATAGAACAGACCCTCTCGCACAGACATTCTTTGTTGACCAAATAGAAAATCCTAATGGTATGTTCTTAACCAAGGCACGTATATATGTTGCAACTGCCGATACAAATATTCCATTACAGGTACAAATTCGTTCAGTAGAGAATGGTATACCGACTAATATAATCCTGCCAGGCGCAGTTAAGTTTATAGACCCAAGTGATATTTCTATTGTATCATCTCCAGTGGATATAGAAGATATTCAACTAGCCCCAACTGAAGTTGTGTTTGATGAACCAATTTACTTGACAAGTGGTGAAGAGTATGCGATAATACTCCTTGCTGAGTCGGTAGCATATACGGTTTATATCGCTGAGACTTATAAGAACGTGTTCGGTTCACGAGAAGACCAAATATCCAAGCAACCTACTTTAGGTTCTCTATTCTTATCACAGAACGGATTTACTTGGACACCAGACCAAACTAAAGACTTAATGTTTGAGTTAGACCGTGCAGACTTTGTTGCTTCTGGTACACTTCTACTAGATAACGCACCTTTACCTAAAATTACACTAGGTACAGACCCCTTAGAAACTACGAATGCTTCATCGGTTATTCGTGTTTACCATGAAGGTCATGGATTCACTGTAGGTGATAAAGTATCCATATCGGACGTAAGTACTGATGTCGGTGGAATACCCGCAGTAAATATTGCAGGGGCATTCACAGTGTCCAACCCAACTTGGGAAGGTTACTCTATAGATGTTACTACTCCCGCAACTGGTAATGCATTAGGTGGTGGTAACAATGTGACTGTTTCTCAACAAGTTATGTTTGACCAGTTTGTTCCATTAATACAGACTGTCACTCCTCACTTAACAAGCGTCTCTGCTACTAGTAGTAATGCAGAAGGTTCTTCGTATGGTAGTGGTAGGTCAACTTCTGCACCCGCTAACCTATACACTCAGTCAGTGGACACACTAGTATTCTTGAATGACAACAATACCAATAATACGCCAAAGGTAGTTACTACGATAGATAATGGAGGAACAACTCCAAGTATGAATTTCTCTATCAATCTATCAACATTGGACTCCAAGGTTTCACCAGTAGTTGACCTCCAAAGAGTTTCTGCTCTATGTCTTGAAAATGTTATTGGTAATGATGATGCTGCACAACATATCACCGTACCCACAGTACTTGACGAATCGTCTGTTGGTCTGAAGATAGTCTTCGCTGCTAACCGACCATCAGTCGCGGAGTTTGAGGTTTATATTAAAACTGCTGCTGATGAGGATACTCTCTTTGCTGTTGATAGTGAAGGTGCTCCTGTAATAGATTGGGTATTGTCTACTCCAGATACAGAAATGCCTTCTGACGAAGATACAGAAATCTTCCGCGATTATGAATATACCTTGGAAGCAGACCTATTTGCAGTGTTCCAAATAAAAATAGTGATGAAGTCTAGTAACTCAAGTAAGTCTCCTATTATCAGAGACCTTCGCGCAATCGCTTTGGTTACACCATATGCGTAACTCGAACCATATTGCAGTTAAAGGACATAATAACTTGGTACGGGATAGACGATCTGGCGCTATCCTAAATACCAATAAGACTGAAATAGAACGAGCAAAAATGTTTAAAAAAGTACAACAAGAAAAAGATGCCCATATCACCAATCTTACTAATGAGATTGATACTCTAAGAACCGATATGGATCAAATGAAAGAATTACTTATTAGTTTAGTAGAGGTTAAAAATGCCCACAGGTAGCATACAAACAGTCAGTCTTGCAGATAATGTCAATGCGGCATTTGATAAGATTAATGAAAATTTCGGTCTGGTAGGGCCTGACGGGGGTGCATTTGTCAATGTTACTGCTTTCGGAGCAGTAGGTGACAATATCAATGATGACACCACCGGACTCCAAGCATCCATTACTTCAACTTATGGTAATTTGAATACTACAGGTAATCTGATTAATATTCCTCGTGGTGAGTACAAGATAAGTGCTACTCTACAGATTTATAACAGTGCCCAAACCTATGAAGTTGATAATATAACTCTTCAGGGTGCAGGTAGACAAAGTTCGGTGATTAATGCCGAAGATAGTACTTCAGGGCCAGGTATTGAGTTGGTGCACAGCATCTTCAATAATATCACCGACCTTACTGTATTAAATGCATTCACCACTGGTATCAATATTGATGCGGTGTCAAACACCTCGCCTGGCCAACGGACTAACTTTGAGAGGGTGCAAGTTAAAGGAAATCATGCTATCGATAGAGGCAGTGATGGATTTGCCTTTGAGAGATCTTACTTATGTAGGGTGTCACAATGTAACGCAGAAGAGAACAAGCGTAATGGTTTCTACCATAACTTCCAAATCCATACTTCATGGTTGTTAGAAAACAACTACGGTAGATTAAACGGAACTCCAGACCCAGCCGCGCCTACCTTCTATACGTGTGCGGGATTTAAGAGTGACTTCAATGTTTACTCTGCTTATATAGCAAACGCGGCAGACGAGAACAGATACGGATACCATATACTGGGTAACCGTGGCGTTACCTTTATATCCAACGGTGCAGAATTTAATGCTCGTTCAGGGTTCTTCTTTGAGGGTGCTTCTAACTATGAGATTAACTGGGTAAGTGGTATCGGTAATACGTGTGGTGGTAACAATACACAAGGTAATGGTTTCGCTAACCACACTCACGTAACGTCGTATGATGACCGAGAAAACTTCGTTGTTCAAAGACAACCAGTTTCTTTTGCTGCTGGTACTGATGGAACCTACGACTTTATCGCTTCAGGTCAGGGCGCTAAGTTAGTTATCGAAGACCCACTAATGACTAACCTAGGTGCACGTTCATTTGATAGTGGTTATATCCAGACTAACTATACCGCTCCTAAACTTGTATATGCATGTGCGTTTGAACCAACACAAGCTGCTAAAATTCTGACAGGACTTAACATTGGTCAAGGTACATTTAATGACTTCTCTGGTGAATTACTTGTCATTGCTCATAATGCTGAGTTTGCTGAAACGGGCGTTAATGGTACTGCCACACACAAGTTACTTATTGGTAGGTCTGTCGCTGGGTTACAAGTAGTAGAGATTGCATCATTGGGTTTGACGGCAGGTAATAATTCTAATTTCCCATCGTTCACTTACAGTATGACCACCCCTGCTAACAGCTATACTGCTACTAGCGGTCAGACGGTTTTCCCATATACTTTCACTACCTATACTGATAGCATAAACGAAATTAAAGTAACGATAAACTCGGTACTACAACCATCCTCTGCTTACACTGTAGACGGAATAGGTGTTGCTGGAGGTGGTAATGTAACACTAAATACTCCCGCTACTGTATCAGATGCTGTAGTAATATCACACGGTTCTGCTCAACTTGAAGCAACGCCTGTTAGTGCAACTGCTAGTGCGCCGCCAAGTGACAGCATCACTGCAACAAGTGGTCAAACTGTTTTGCCTTACACGTTCCTAGCTAACTCGGCATCCGACATCAAGGTTACACAGAACGGCACTCTTCTAGCGCTGACTACTGACTACACTGTAGACGGACTAGGTACTGCTGGAGGTAATGTAACATTGGTTTCTGGAGCTACTACTGGAGATGCCATAGTAATTACAGGCAGCTCTTACTTTTGGTTCTCATTAGAGAAAGTTGCTGGCAACTTCATTTTCGCATAATATTTATTACGAGGTTTTACAATGGCAAAGGTATTCAATAGATCTAAATTATCCCGCATAGGCGGTAATGGTAGTGGTAGCACAACTTGGCAGTACCGAACTACTGGACATACTTCTACGGTTGTTTCCGACATCAACTATTTTGGTGCAATGGCAGACAAAATTAAAGAAGGGGATATTTTAATAATAACTGGAACAATGGGGTCTACTCCTACTGGACGTATTTCCGAAGTAGTATCAAATGACGGTAGTGTAATAACTTGGACTAAAGGGTCAGTTATTACTCCGTGAATCAAAGACCAAATACACTATATAGTTAGTGTGAATTAAATTATATAAATGTGCGGAAACTGGGGTAATCTGGGTTTCCGCACATTTTTTTTATTATAAATAAACAGGTCATTAACCAATAAACTTTAACTTTAGCTAAAGAGAAAGCAAACATGTCAGCATCTAGTATACCTCTAAAAATTAAGAATACCGATGGTGACCTACAGGAATTCACTCCCGCACAAGAGATGTATCTTGCTGTGAAAATGGGTGAAGCACTAGCAGAGGCATCTGCTGGTGATGTCGGAGACATCAGTTTAACTGGTGATGTTAACATAGGTTCATTCGTAGATACGTACTACAATGAAGCGTCGGGGACACATCCCGCTATGAGCATCACAGGTACTACAGTAACTACTACCCTTAAACAGGTCGGTGGTTCTGCTAGTGAAACTGGTTCCGATTTTGTCCGTCCTGTCGGTTATTACGCAAACGCAAATCCTGGCTTCTACGAAATGGTAGATGCGGATTTAAACAACCTAACTACCCGTGCATTGAAAAATCTTGAGACATTAGGTCTTCAGGGTGCATTTCAACTTGCAGAAACAACTCCGGGCGCAGACTGGGTAAAGCACATTGATAATGTGTTCTCAGACACCCTCGGTGATGGTACTTCAACACCATACCATATATGGAAGCGTTCAGCACTTTCAGTACCACCTGTTGGTCTGACTACTGAACGACCAGTAGCAACAACGTATGACGGTTCTTCCTTTGGCGGATTCAAAGAGATGACTGATGCGGAGATTAAGTTCACTCTTGGTCAACGCGCAAAGTCTCTTAGAGCAACTGCCGGTGAAATTGGTTCTTACCAGTTACGTTCATCTGCACAAGGAGCTCCATCAGCAGCAGGTACTTGGGCAACACGAGGTTCTGCCTCAAACACCCAACGTACACTTGTCGATGAGTCATACACTCGTACACGTACTTCAGCATACGTACAGACAAGAGTTTCTGCATATTCACGTGACCGCATTTCTTCGTACACTAGTACTAGCACAGACACGTTTTCACGTGAATTCGCTGGTAACTATTCTGGTACATATGCTCGTGACTTCGTAGGTAACTATAGTCGTGAATTCGCTGGAGATTACACAAGAACTCGTAATTCTTCATATGCCCGTACTCGTTTGACTGGTTTTACTGGCGAATTCGCTGGTACATATAACCGTACACGTGTTTCTGCATATGCTCGTACTCGTGTGACCGACTTCTCAGGTATTTTCTCTCGTGCACGTGTCTCTTCTTATGTAACTACTCGTCCTGAAGACTTCGTAGGTAACTTCGTAGGTAACTACGCAAGAACATTTACTGCGGACTTCTCACGTGACTTTACTAGTACTAGTGAAGGTTCATTTATCGGAGATTTCGTAGGTAACTACGCAAGAACGTCAACTAGAACTTCAACTAGAACTCGTTACTCATCATATACTCGTGATAGTATAGTTGATTATGCTAATACCTTCACTGGTAACTACACATCAACATTTACTGGAGCATTCGCTGGTGAGTATACTCGTACCACTAATGTGACTAGTTATTACGCTGGCACATATACTCGTTCACGTGTTGTAAATGGCACTGCGAGCTACTCGCGTAATGTTTGGGGTTCAGGTTCAGCAACTTACACTAGAACTTGGGGTCAAGGGTTTAACTACTCTCGTGCCGCAAGTCAAGGAGCTGCATATGCTAGAACTTTGATATCTACTCGTTGGCAAGCAGGAGCGACACACGCACAAAACGCATACCCTTGGTTAGCAGGAACGCCAGCAGGTCTTGAGATTATTCCTTGGAACTTCGCGGGTGACTTTGCAACTACTTTCTATTATGTTGCATACTATCCTGGCGGAACGTACACTCGTTACGCTTACTACACTGGTTACTACACTCGTTACTTTACCGGAACTTTCTACTACAGTAGAAATACTTCTGACACATATACTGGTAACTATGGTCGTACTCGTGTTGAAAGTTTAGATTATGTCGGTAACTATGCTCGTAATCGTGCTACTAGTAATACAGTAGACTATACGCGTGACCGTGCATCAACATTCGCTGGTACCTTTACTGGTAACTACGAAACTGCATACGCAGGTACTTTCGCTAGTACGTTTGTAGGTGAATATGCAAGTACTTCAACACGTACTCGTACATCTTCATACATCGCCACTAGAATCTCGACATATGCCAGTGACCGTCCTTCGACTTTCACACGTGACACTTTAACTACCTTTACAGGTAACTTCGTAGGTGACTTCACTCGTGAATTCGCGGGAGATTACTCTCGTAACTTTACTGGCGAATTCGCTGGTACATACTCTCGTAACTTTACAGGTGAGTATGTTGGTGTCTATGCTAGTGACTTCATAGGTGAATTTGCTGGTACATACTCTCGCGATTTCGTAGGTAACTATGCTCGTTTGCGTGTATCTGCTTACTCAAGACTACGTACTTCTACATATACTGGGCCGTACACACGTGACCGCGTATCAACTTATGTTGGCGAATTCGTTGGAAACTACACTCGTGAATTCTCTGGAGATTACTCTCGTGACTTCACAGGTAATTACTCACGGTCTTTCCTAGGCAATTATGTTGGTGCAACTATCAGTGATAGTCTAGTAAACTCCACAGAATCTTATACCCTATACGTAAGAGTTGCTTAATCGCTCTTACTATGGTATAATATGAGATAGAACGGTGGGTCATTAATTTGACCCACTTATCTCAATACTATATACTTTATAATTTAAATTGAATTGAAATCTCTGGAGATATTTAATGAGTCGTAAGCAATGGATGGATAACGCCTTCTGGGAAACAGAAGAAAAGAAAGAACTTAACTGTATTCTAGAACTTGAAGATGATGTCGGTCGTGTTACTCGACAACAGATGTTGTTACACCGCCATGATAAAGACGGTACTGAGAATGAATTATTCAATGAAGTGATTGATGCCGTGGGCACTGATTCTATTGATAAATGTACTGAAGATAGAATTACGCATAAGAAAGCAAAGATTGAAGAAGATAAGTTACGTGATGAGGAACACACCAAAGCACGTAAACTTGAAAAACTTTTTAACTACAAAATGGAAGCGTTTGAAGTTGGAGAGATTAAAGACTCTAAAAACCGGAAGTTAAAGGCAAAATTGCGTCGCGCTAAATCAAGAATTGAAGTAGACCTATATTCAATTATGATTCTACAAGAGCAACTAGAGGCCGTAGCTGATGGAAAAGACTAAAGGATTTGTAATAGTCTCGTCTAAGAAACGAAACTTTTATTTGTACTCGCTCAATCTTGCAGAATCTATTAGGGACTACTATGAACCTGAAGAAGAGTGTAAGATATGTATCGTTACAGAAGAACAGTTTCTAGACGACCGTGGTAGGGAGGTTGCAGATGACATTATCATTTGTGATGACCATTATCGCGCCAAGTTATGGGGGATGTCAAAATCTCCGTATGACTTAACAATGTACATTGATGCTGACATGGAATGTGAGCATGAAGATATCACCAAAGTATGGGACGAGATGAAAGACCACGATGTGGTGTTCTCTGCTCTTACAGATGACCGTGATTACATTTATGCGGAACGTGATTTCTCCACACCGGAAGGTATGTCGAAATTTACTCTTTGTGGTGGTGTCTGTTTATATGATATGTCCAAACCCATTGTTCGCGAATTCATGGATGATTGGTGGGACTTAACATTCAGACAAATGAATGATACTTGGTGGCCCGAAGGGTATGCGGACAGTCTCAAGTCTTGGGATCAGTTCTCGCTCTGGTGGTTAACTAATAAAGAAGAAAAGTATAAGGATCTCAAGGTCGGTATCTTTGATGACGACTTGAGGTGGAATTATTATAATGCCCTGAATTGGGCAATCACACAACCCGAAACAGGGCCGGTGATATTACGTCACTTCTCTGCTGGGTTAAACAAGGATACTCCAATCGTATGACACAGGTAAACGACCAATATCTAAAGCACGTTCAGGTTAATAACCCTGAGCTACTTGAGATTCTAGAAGAATATTCCAAGTTACATACCACAGAAGGTTTTGAAGAAAACTGTCACTTAAATTCTGCTCAACACATTCGACAACGCGCATACTATGTGGGCGAGAAACATATGGATGAAGTCGTTGGACAGGGTACTAAGCACGAAGGTTTCCCAGACGAACTAGTTGGTTACAACTTTAAACTCTCAGAAAAAGCGCACATGATGTTTGAAAAGGATGCAAATCCAGTCTTCAAGCGTGACATGACTCTACATCTCCGTGACTTAAACGATAAGATGATGAACTTCTTGTCTGTCAAGCATAATGCACTTGCAGCAGTATATCCGCCAGGCGGATTCATCTCTTGGCACAACAATGCAAATGCGCCTGGATTTAACTTAATCTTCTCCTACTCAGAAGACGGTTCTGGTTACTTCGAATACATTCACCCTGAGACTAAAAAAGTCATTCGTTGTCAAGACGAAGCGGGTAAGTGGACTTGTAAAGCAGCATTCTTCGGCCCATATGCTGAAGCGGATAAGGTTTTGTACCACGCTGCATCTACAGACGACTGGCGTTGTACAGTATCTTACGTTTTCGACGCATCAGAAGCATCTATCGACTTCCGTGAAATGGTTGTGTCGGATATAGAATCTGCCGAATAAATTACACTAATTCGAATTTACGAATATGGTATAATGAATACTCAAGCCTTAAACTGTTATAAATAGTTCAAGCAAATATCATTAACAGTTTAAGGTATTGAAGTACATGGCAACTTACGAAGATTTTACTATAGACCAAGGTTCTGATTTAGCTCTACAAATAGAGTTAGTTGATACTGATGGTTCTACAAAAGACCTGACCGGATATACTGTCAGTGCTAAGATGAAGAAGAATTTTAATAGTGCATTAGAGGATACGGTCGATTTCACATCTATCGTTTCCGACCCAGCGGCCGGCGGGGTTGTAACTATATCATTAACCAATATACAAACCGATGCCTTGGCCACGCGTGGCAGATATGTATATGATGTCGAGTTAAGTCATGTAGACGGACTCGGTGCTACTATCAAAGAGCGAGTACTTGAAGGTAAAATCAAAGTCAATCCTTCCGTAACAAGGTAAAGGTTTTCCATGCCCATAAGAAAGGTTTCTGTATCTAATAGTGCCGACTCACTGCTTGTCCAAAGAATTAATGGGGTTAGTAGCGGTAAGACTAAAGTAAGAAGAGTCGTCGTCGGTAAACCTATTAGTAGCGTAGTGCAGACGGGACTCGGTGCAAACATCAAATCATTTGATGGTCTGGGGGATACCCCTAGCATTAATGACCTGTCCTTGGGTGAGTTAGGTATAAACACTAAGGACGGCAAATTATATATAAAAAGAGAGTATGATGAAGGAATCCAGTCAATCGTTGAGATTGGTTCTGGAACAGCGGGAGATAATCTTTCTGCGACCACTACATTCAACTCTTACATATTTACTTCGGACGGTACACTAGAAATAGTAACAGGGGCAGATGACGTAGGTAATGTACTACAGTACGACCCAGACTCAACTACCGCCTCAAGAATTCAAATATACCTTAACGGTGTCTTACTCCAGCCAGGAATAGACTACGTTGCGGATACTGGGGATAGTATATCCCTAACCCACGTCGTAGATGCTGAGATGGTAATACAGATAGCAGCCTACAACTCGACAGGTGTTTCTTTTGGCAATGACCTTATATTGGATGACCACTTTTCATTCACTGTAGGAACAAACGAAGAAACTCGATTCTATCATAATGGTACTGATACCGCCATTAAACATATGGGGTTCGACAATAGTAAGTTCAAGATACAGCATCTTAATGATGATAGGTTTATACTGGACGATTCAGGTGTTCAACTTCTTGGAAACTACACCCTAAACGGTAACACGATAGCAACTCAAACAGAGTTGAATCAGATTAACACTAGACTAGACTCTTTAGATAGTGATATACTGGTTATCCCATCTGCATCTCCATCTGCATCTGGGGTATTCGGAGATTTTAGTATAGACACAAACCTAGTCACTACCTCTGGTAATATGGATCCTATTGTTGTCGATACTATCCCACTCTCAGATTTTAGAACTTCGCGATATACTATACAAGTATCCAACACAAGTACTATGGCATACCAGTCAAATGAACTTTTACTTGTTCACGATGGGGTTGAAGTCTATACCACTTCATATGGAGAGTTACATACTGGAGCATTTCCTGAAGCTTCCATAGACGTTAATATAGTTGGTACCAATATGGTCGTAACTATTTCTCCAAATTCTACAGATTCTTACGAATTTAAGTCAGTGCGGCATTCCGTTTCTGCATAAAAAGAAATTAGTTTCTGTATAAACAGAAATCCGTTTCTGTATAAATAGAATGGTATATTAACCTCTCTATAGAACTCCTTAAATATGATCAATAATAAATCTTTTAATCGGGTGCTTGCAGAAAGTCTATTTAATTTAGCGAAATCTAAACAAGTAGAAGTGACGGCAACGCCTGGTCAAGAAACGGTTCTCTTTGACCTTATTGAGGGAACCTCATCATCCACTTCAGGTAACTCAGTTATACCAGTAGCACAGGCTATAATCGCTTCTGGCGACACTGCAATATTCACTATGAACGGATCGCCCTCACGGGATGATTTGATTGACGTATGGGTAAATGACGTTCTTCAACACCCTGAAGAAGTCTATTCCACCATCGGCGATACTATACAGTTTTTTGAAATCCCTCCGCAAGGAACGGACATCTATATTAAATTTCGTTAGTATATTATTAAACGTTTAAATTATAATCCACTTCAACAACCAATAACCAATAAACTCAATCCTAGGAGATACACCTAATGGCATTTAGGCAGATTAAATCCCCCGCACTAGCATCAAAGGCTGTACTTAATACACAGTTAGATGAAAGTGTAGTACAGGGGCAATCACTACTTACAAATATGGTTAATCCAGATAACTGTTTTACACTTCTTTATGATGTCGGTACAGACTCATTAAAGAAAATTACAGGATCTGCATTCTTCGGTTCGTTCTCAACGACGAATCTACAAGAAGGTACTAACCAATACTTTACACCTGAAAGAGCACAATCTGCGGTTGCAAGTGATATTGCATCAGCAGTACTTACCGAAACTAACCGTGCGTCGGCTGCGGAACTTTTAATACAATCAAACCTCGACGCTGAAGCAGCTACTCGTGCCGCGGCAGACATCAATCTACAAGCTAACATCACTGCTGAAAATACTCGTGCAGTAGGTCGTGAAGACGCAATCGAAGCGGCATCTCAGTCTGCTGACACTGCTCTCGGTGGTCGTATTGATGCTATCCTAAGTAACACAGACTCTGCTGCTATCGATTCGTTCGTAGAAGTAATCGCTGCGTTCCAAGATGCGGACGATGTACTATCCGGTTCTATCATTGCTAACTCTTCTGCAATCACTGCTGAAGTTACTCGTGCTACTGGCAAAGAAGCTGAAAACGCTACTGCAATCGCTACTGAAACTGCTCGTGCTACTGGCGCAGAAACTTCAATCACAGGTCTTGTTACTACTGAAACTGCTGCTCGTATCGCTGCTGATACCGCATTAGCTGCCCGTGTTACTATTGAAGAACAAGCTACTGTTTCTCTTCAAACACAAGTTACTGCTGAAGCAACTCGTGCTACTGCTGCTGAAGCAGTTATCGCACAAGACCTCGCAGACGAAGTTGCTCGTGCTACTGGCGCAGAAGCTGCAAACGCATCTAACCTAACAGACGAAATCAATGCTCGTGCTGTTGCCGATACTCAGGTTCGTACTGATTTAGGCGCAGACATTGTTACTGCACAGAGTGCTGCTCAGGCACACGCCGAAGCACAAGATGTATTAATGATTGGCGACGTAACTGTTGATGGTACTGCAAACAATAGTATCTCTGATAGAATTGCAACTGCTAAATCTACCGCAGAAAGTGTTGCCTCTGCTGATGCATCTGCTAAAGTACTTGTCGAGAAGACACGTGCAGAAGCTGCTGAGTCTGGTCTACAGTCACAAATCACTTCTAACGATACTGAACTTGCTTCTTTAGTAAGTGCTGATGCAACTGAAACTGCTGCTCGTATCGCTGGAGATTCTTCTCTACAGTCACAAATCGACTTTATTACTGATAACACAGATTCTGCTTCTTTAGATTCACTAACAGAAATCGTTGCTGCATTCCAAAATGCTGATAGCGATATGTCTGCTCTTGTTGCTTCTAACACTACTGCAATCTCTACTGAGAAAGCACGTGCAGAAGCTGCTGAAGCCGTTAACGCTACCGCAGTCGTTACTGAAGCATCAACTCGTTCATCTGCTGACACTGGTCTACAGTCACAGATTGACGCTGAAGAAGCTGCTCGTATCGCTGCTGACGCTGCAACTCTTGCATCTGCAAAGTCTTACACAGACGCAGAAGCAGACTCACATCAAGCTGCTGCTGAAGCACACGCTGATGCACAAGATACTGCACTTATCGGTGACGCATCTGTAAACGGTACTGTTGGTAATACTGTTACTGCTCGTATCGCAACTGCAAAATCAGAATCAACTGCATTCACTACTTCACAGGTTTCTGCTGAAGCAGCAACTCGTTTAGCTGCTGATGACGCATTGTCTCTACGTACCACTTCACTAGAAGGTGATATGGTCACTGTTGAAGCACTTGCCGCACAGAATGAAATTGACTTACGTGCAGAAGAAGTTGCTCGTGCATCTGGTGATTCAAGTCTACAGAGTCAAATCGACGCTGAAGAAGCTGCTCGAATTCTTGCTGACGGTGTTTTAACAACTAACCTAGCAACAGAAGCATCACGTGCTGCAGCCGCAGAAGTTGTAAACGCTGCCGCAGTCGTTACTGAACGTGTACGTGCAGAAGCAGCTGAAGCTGGTCTACGTGCAGATGTCAACACTAACATCAGTGGTATCTCAACTAACGCCGGTGCAATTACTATCGAGAATACTCGTGCACTTGCCGCAGAACAGACTCTAACTACTGCTGTCAGTGACGAAGTTACTCGCGCAACTGCTGCTGAAGGTGTCTTAACATCTGGTCTATCCGCAGAAGTTACTCGTGCATCTGGTGTTGAAGCTGGTCTACGTACTGATGTTGATGCTAACCAAGTACAAATTACTGCAAACGACGCAGACATCCTTGCTCTACAGACTCTACAAAGTTCAGACCACGATGATAACCAAGCACAGATTACTGCTGAAGTTACACGCGCTACTGCTGCTGAAGTTGTTAACGCTGCCGCTGTTGTTGCTGAAAAGAATCGTGCAGAAGGAATTGAAGCAGGTCTACGTACTGATGTTGATTCTAACCAGACACAAATTACCGCGAATGATGGTGATATTCTTGCTCTACAGACTCTACAAGCATCTGACCATGCAGACAACCAGACACAAATTACTGCTGAAGTAACTCGTGCAACTGGAATTGAAGCAGGTCTACGTACTGATGTTGATTTAGTCGAATCACGTGTTGATGCAATCATCGGTACTTCTCCAGAAACTCTAGACACTCTACAAGAAATTGTTGCTGCGTTCGGAGATGCTGACTCAGATATCCAAAATATCATTACTGCTAACTCTGGTCGTCTAACAGCTAACGAAAGTGACATCGATGACTTAGAAACTGAACAGGGTCTACAAGGTGGTCGTTTGACTTCTAACGAAGCAAGCATCTCTACCATTAATGCTGGTCAGATTACACAGAATGGTCGTTTGACTACTAATGAATCAAACATCACTTCTCTAACTACTAAGCAAGGTTCTGCATCTCTAGCGACTTCTGCTTCAGACTTATCTGCTGCAATCAACGAATTGCACGGTGAGATAGACGCAAATGTTGTTGCCGATGCTGCTATATCAGCTCGTGTTACTACAGAAGAAGGTAAGGTCTCTACTCTACAGTCAGAAATGACCGCAGTAGAAGGTCGTGCAACTTCATTAGAAACTCGTGTAAGTACAGAAGAAGGTAATGTTGATGGACTACAGACCCAGATGGGTACTGCTACTCTAGCAACTCTTGCAACTGATGTTACTGCTGCAATCAACGAACTTCACACTGAACTAGACGGAGAAGTAAGTAAGGTCTCTACTCTAGAAACAGAGATGAATGCTGTCGAAGGACGTGCAACTGCTGTTGAGTCACGTGCATCTGCTCTAGAAACTGAACAGGGACTACAAGGTGGTCGTCTAACAGTTAACGAGAGTGACATCGATGACTTAGAAACTAAGTTGGGTTCAGGTGCATTTGACACTACTGCTCAGTCTATCACTGGTTCAATCAACGAACTTCACACTGAAACTTCTGCAAACACTGCTGGTCTTGCCGCTGCTGTTGCTCGTGCAGACGCTGACAGTGACGCACTTGCTACATTGAGTCTTGACGTTGATGCTGTTGAACTTGCTCTTCAGAACTCTGTTGCTTCCGACCTTGCTGTTTCTACTGCTGATTACATCGCACGTGACGCAGTTGTTCTTGCATCTGCACAGACTTACGCAGAATCAGAAGCCGATGACGCAGAAGCTGCTGCTAAGATTTATGCAGACGGAATCGTTGCTGGTGAAGCAACTCTACGTGAAAACGCAGATAACGTACTAGATGGTAAGATTACTGCTGAAGCGACTGCTCGTGCTACTGCCGATAACCAACTAGATTCTCGTGCTACAGTCCTAGAAAGCGAAATGTCTGCAACTCAACTTGCTGCTGGTGTAAATGCTGATGGAACATATTCTGCTCCAACAGGAACTAACTACATCAATCTATCTACATCTCTAGCAGATGCAGACAAGAAGTTAGATGCCGCAACTAAAGCTGCTGACAATGCTCGTATCGCTGGTGACACTAACTTGCAATCACAGATGGATGCAGAAGTTGCTCGTGCTACTGCTGCTGAAGTCGTAGTATCAACTGACCTAGCAACAGAAGTTGCTCGTGCTACTGCTGCTGAAGCTGCAAACGGTGTATTAATCGCTGCAAACGCTGCTTCAATTGCATCTGAGTCATCTCGTGCACAGGGTGTTGAATCTTCACTACAGACTCAGGTAGATTTCATTACTTCTAACACTGATTCTGCTGCTCTTGATTCACTAACAGAAATCGTTTCTGCATTCCAAAGTGCAGACGGTACTCTAACTGGTCTTATCACTTCTAACCAGACGGATATCGCAACTAACGCAGCTTCAGTCGTAACAGAAGCAACTACTCGTGCATCACAAGATGCTGCGGTACGTAGTGAATTCGCTGCTGCTGACACTGCATTACAGACTGCTGTAGACACTAAGGTTTCTAAGTCTGGCGATTCAATGACTGGTGATCTAGCAATGGGCGGAAACAAAGTTTCTGGTCTTGCTGATGGTACTGCTGATGCTGATGCTGTAAACAAAGGACAGTTAGTTTCTGACCTTGCTGCACAACACATCTCTACTAAGTCTACTACTGACCTAGCTGAAGGTGATAACCAATACTTCACTCCTACTCGCGTACACGATGCAGTATCTGTCGTTGACGTTTCTGGCGAAGGAAAAGTATCCGAAACTGCTGGTGTGTTCTCTATAGACACTGCTAAAGCATTCGTCGAACTAACTGATGTTGACGATACAACTATTACTGGCAAAGAAGGTTTTGTTGCTCGTGTTAAGACTGACGGTTCAGGTATTGAACTTGTAGACCCATCTCAGTTATCATTCAACGATGCAAAACGTCAGGTTCTTGCTGGTGACGGTTCACAGACTACATTCGCACTTAACTTCTACACTCTAGAAGCTAACGCAATGGTATTTGTTGGTGGCGTTATTCAGGATCCATCTGTACACTATACTATTGATGCTGCTAACCAGAATATCACGTTCATGTCTGCAATCCCTGTTGGTACTCAAGCGGTAGTTATAGCTCAGTCTACTAACTCGGTTGGTGTACTAGACCCTAAGTCTGTTGGTCTAGAGACTCTTGCTGATAACATCAAAGTCTTCGAACAGGGTAATGACGTTATTGCCGGAACTTCTGCTACAGTAGTTTCTACATTCAACAAGACTGTTACTCGTTCTGCTAAGTACGTAGTTACTGTAGAGAGCGGTGGTGAGTTCGAAACACGTGAGTGTCTAGTTATCCACAACGGTTCGAATGCTTACATCACTGAATACGGTATCATCTTCACAGGTTCTGATCTGTTAGGTGACACTGATGTTCAGGTTAACGGTTCAAGTGTTGAATTAACATACACAGCAGTATCTGCTGGTGCAGTTGTGTCAGTATCTGTTACTTACATCGACGCATAAAAAAAGGTTGGGGGTGGCGTTATGTCACCCCTTCACTCTAATACATTCTTAAAGGTAGACTTAAAATGAGTTCAAATAAACAATTTAGAATACAGAATGGTGTTGATATTACTGGTGATTTAGTAGTCAACAACCAAACTGTTATCGACGCATCAGGTAACGTTGCACTAGCATCAATAACCTCTGCATTATCAGGTGGTCTATGCATCACTTTTGATTCGACGACCGGAGTAATTTCAATCGACGAAGCAGAAGCAGCATCAGCACTTACAGTTAATAATGCTAGTTCATTAGGTGGTCAAACTGCATCACACTATCGTATCGACATTTATGATATAAACGGTACTGTAGTGAACTAATTATAGATTCACTTCTATGATATAAGGGGGGACTTCGGTTCCCCTTTTTTTTACATTTCTTTTTCATATAAATAAACGTATAAATAGTATGTAATAACATTGGACTATATTCATGTACTCGACAAATAGAGAAGAACTAATAGATTACTGCCTACGTGCCTTAGGGCATCCGGTAGTTGAAGTCAACATAGACGAAGAACAACTAGATGACCGTATTGATGAGGCGTTACAGTGGTTCCGTGAGTTTCATCCGGACGGTTCTAAACGATACTATCTAAAACATCAATTGACTCAAACTGATATTGACAATCAGTATATCGATTTTGGGGATGACTTGGATCTCACGGCAGTAGTTCGTATGGTTCCGGTGAGTCTTGGAGGAGTAGGTTCTGGTTGGTTTAGTGACGCATGGCAAGTAATGGCTCATACTGTTACTGACTTCTCTAATAGTTCTATTCTAGGAGACCTTGCTCATTACGAACAAATCCAACAACACTTGTCTCTATTAGATATGAAACTCGGTGGTCAACCACAGATTACCTTTGATAGACAGTATAATCGTATAAATCTATATGTTTCGAAAACACATCTACAAGTAGACGATTTTATACTATTTGAGGTTTATGGTATTCGGAATCCCGACAACTCGATTACCGAATATAACTCTCTATGGAATCACAAGTTTCTAAAAGAATATTCGACTGCACTGATTAAACGTCAGTGGGGTACTAACCTAATTAAGTTTGATGGAATGGTATTGCCTGGCGGTGTCACTGTCAACGCACGTTTGATCTATGAAGATGCCCTTGCGGATATTGATAGACTCATGGAAAAATTTCGTAACGAGGAAGACGAAGGGCCTATGTTCTTCATGGGGTAATTGATGGCAACTAATTCATACATAAGTCAAAAATACATACCGGAACAGAATCTCTACGAAGATATTCTTATCGAAGCGATCCAGTTCTACGGACAGGACGTTTATTATCTCCCACGAGAAATCGTAGAAAGAGAAGATATCTTCCTTGACAGTATTCAGTCACAGTTCTCGGACGCCTATAAAGTGGAAGTGTATATTGAAAACACTGAAGCATTTGATGGGGAAGGGGATCTATTCACTAAGTTTGGTATCGAACTCCGAGACCAGTCTACCTTTGTCATTGCACGTCGTCGGTGGAGAGAGTTGGTAGGTGATCGTCTTGCTGATAATCAATTCCGTCCTAGAGAAGGTGATGTTATCTATCTCCCGTTATCCGAATCTTTATTCGAGGTAAAGAAGGTCGAGACAGAAACTCCGTTCTATCAGTTATCTCAACTACCACTATTCCGTATGCAATGTGAGTTGTTCGAGTACTCTGATGAGGACT